TCGCCTCCAAATTTCTTATATGTTTTGATATACGATTCATATACCTGCATTGCATTATCCGGATCTGCAAACATTTCATGCAGAGATAAGATAACATTGAATAATTCGGTTGGTATTGCTGTTTCTAACAACTCTACATGATTATTAACTAATTTGTTAATATCCTTAACTGCTTCACAATATAAATGCGTATTATGAACTACCATTCTAGGCATACCTTCTTGCGAATATCTATCTAACCCACCTGTTGTCTGTCCTCCTAAATATTCATAAGTAAAATCTTTACATGCTGGACAATCGATGCTACATGGAACTAATTTAGTTTTATCAATTTCAATTGATCCTTTATTCTTAGCAATATGTGTCTTTCTTCTATACTCAGCATTCTTTGGAAAATACAATTCCGTAAAAGTTTGAGTCTTGTAATTTGTTGAATGCAAATATGTTCCAAATACCGGATATTGACCTGGGGAAGAAGAGTCGGTCATTAACTGAATTCTACCATCTGTTAATTCATTAAGTAATTTCTGAATAGTTGATAAAATAAAGAAATCTGATATTTTTGAAATACCTAATAAATGTATATATTGAACATGTTTCTTTTCAAACTCTCGTTCTTTAAGCATTAATGCAATTACATACATAAAGTCTACTAATTTCTTAGGACCACCAATACACCAGCCATTAAAGTCAAAATCTTTAAATTTATGATACCAAGTGCTATATTCCTCAGTAAATGTACCTTGAATTACATTTAAAAATTTAGTTTTACCACTTTGATGTGTTTCAAAATATTTAAAGTTATCAAAACTAATATTCATCGAATCTTGAAACCTATTTTCAAAAGTAACTCGTGGTGGAATATCTAAATTTGCAGCAACATCTGAATTTGCTTCTAACCAATGAAAGATTTTTTCTCGAATAGTACCATCCCACTTTAATGCTCCCGTTGCAATCTGGAATCCTCCTGAATCTCCAAACACAAATGTCTGATCATCTAATCCTATTTGTTGCCTAAAATCCATCTTTTTATAATGATGCCCAGCAGTAACCAAGAATTTATTATGACGCCATTGCTCTGGATATTCTTTTGCGAAGAATCTCATAGTCGTACCATCAGAAAACTTTGTATTCTTTTTAAATGCAGATACCATTGATCCGGCAGATAATGAAGGAATATAAAAGAAATCCTTATAGTGACTTGTGTCTTTTTTGTTACTCATTATTTGTTCTCGTTTGTTAATAAATGTTTACAATATGCTTCTTCGTGCCAAACATTGATTTCTTCTTTAACATCATTGAATATGATATATGCCTCCATTCGACGACCTAAGTCTGCAATATCCGGCCAATTATATCTTTGTGTCTTATTGCCTAAATCATAATACATAGCTACATGTTGCAATGCACTATATGCACTTTCTTCTTGGAATGGTTCATATAATCTACCAGACGGCATGAATTCAGGAAAGGATCTAAAATTAGGAAATACCACATCGCAACCAAATGTAACCGATTCTAATACTGTCCATGATACATAATCTTGCAATGATGAATTAAATTGTATTTTTGCAGTTGCTAACTCCGTATAATACTCTTCCTTAGTTAAATTAACTAACAATTTAAATCTAGGTTCTTGTCTTGCAAATTCATATAATGCGTCAACAACGCCAGGTACCATTGACTTAAAAGATTTACCTGAAGTTGTTATGTGCCATACCCAATCTTTTCTAGACGTTAAGAATCGTTTTGCAACTTCTAACATGAAGAATGGATTTTTTTCTTTATCCAATCTGCTAGAAAATATTACTTTCTTTTCTTTTGGATCTGTATGTTTAAAGTTAGGCAACACATCTAATGTCATTTGCTTATGCAATGGCAAAGATACTACATGAATTGGAGCTTCGAAACCTGCTGCTCTTAATTGGTCTCGATGAATAGTAGATCCCACAAATATACCCGACATTCTTTTATCCAAACCTAATTCAAATCCGCGCATCCATTTACGCATAGGCCAAGTAAAATCATATTCGTCAACACTTTGTGCATGAAGCATTCCGTATATTCTAATATTAATACCATATAGATCCAATGCATACAAAATAGATTCAATACCAGGATGCCAATAATCTTGCAAGAAGATAACATCGCCATCTTTAACTTGATCATTATTAAGCATATCTAAAAAGTTGCTACATTGAGACATAGCAAACTTACCTCTACCAACTGCATCTAATACAGCTCCAATTTTAATTTGCTGATCGGGGTCAAAATCTCCTTCAACATCAATAAAATTAGCTTTACCAGATTCTACATATGGTTTAAATGTATCAGGCATCCAATGCTTAGATAATTGATATGTATATCGTGCTTTGAGTGGCTCTAAGCCAAAATAAAATATATTCATAACTTATTATATATAATAACTACGCAATAACCAAATTTATCTTTCGATAAATGCACCATTTTCAAAATCTTCCCATACTTCTATTTTATATAAAGAAGGAAATTCATTTAATAACCACTCACCAATCATTTCGCAACTCATAGAACCAAACTCTAATACATTAGTTAGTTCCTTTGAGAAATTAGTTCGAAGAGATTTTTGAATCTTTCTATTTAATAAAATAAATTCTTCATCTCTATCCGTATGAGTTACAGTTGCATAACAACGAAATCCAAACATATGACGGTGTCTATCAGATAAAAATGCTACTTCTGGAAAGATGTCTTTAGCATCGGGCCAATTATGGAAACCTTCGATGCTAAATGTTACTACTACACTATATTTCATATATCTTCGTCGAATTTATAATTATCTGGATTGATATGCATCATATTGCATTTTGTAACTTGCGACACACGATACCAACCAGCATCTACACTAAATGTGTCAGTATCTTTTAGATGCTGTACTGCGTCATCTTGTACTCTATATATAATATGACAACGATTAAACATATCAATTGGTATTTTTTTCAATGTTGCTGCATTTGCTTCAAGTGTTACTGCATTAAATGTATCATCTAATATAGTTCGAATTACTTTCATATGACGCTCTCGATTACCAGCGCCAGTCGTTAGATCAATCATTTTAGTCACATATTCAATCGTGAAATAGAAATGTGGATATAATGATGCTATTTCTTCGATGTCATCATTTTCGTATAATTCGCGAACGAAATAAGTCATTAAATCACTATAACGACCTTCTACTTCTCGACCTCGCCATTGTTTTTTTCCGTACATATAACTTTTTTATTTAATATATAAAATAATTTCTTACTTTCCAAATGAAAAGAATTTTGTTGCATTATTATTTGTTGGTAACTGACCCCATCCTCGTGCTGCATAAAAATCATCTAATTTACCTTTAAGATCCGATTCGAACATTTTATTTCTATCTATGTATTGCGAAACAAAGTTTACTGTAACTTCTGGGTCATGATATCCTCGCAATGCTAAACTATCAAATCCTAATGGATTATTTACTAGATATGCCCATTTAACCTTTTCTCCGTCTGATATAGGTTCGATATCTGTGATATTGTTCATTGTTAATAAATCATTATAGTTAATTGCAGATTTTACGTGTACCGGTGTACCTTTTATATAACCTGATAAACTAGCTCTTCCTTTTATGAATTTAGAAATTTCCTTAACTCCGGAGTTTTTCATTATATTAACTACCTCAGACTGTGATATTTTATTTTTAAAATTCATAATCAAATCAGTCGTATCAGATTTATTTTTTTCTTTAAGAATAAACCACAACACTTCTTTCATTATTTTCTTAAAATCTTCAGGAAATGATGATCTAACTACATCCATTCCTTTAATATCCAATTTATCCGTAGGTTTACCTTCTTTATAGATCACCCATTGAGCATATCTCTTTTTAGCAACCCATAAGCCAGATTTTGCAACATATTCTTGTTTAATTTGGAATCGATGTTTATCTGTATTTAAAAATACTTTAGCATATTGGCCATATAACATATTAATATGTTTCTGAACTTCGTCTGCAATACCATTAGTCTGATCAATCATAAATTGCTCATCAGTATAATCTGCATCTGGGTTTCTAAATTTAATTAATGGCAATGCTGAAATAAAACATGAATCTGTATCAGTATAGAATGCATAATCAACAGGCAATCCTTCTGCGTTAACAGTTTGAGGTTGACCTATTTCTTTTTCATAATAACGATTAATACATTTACCTGTAAACTTAATAATAGATTGACCAACTGCCGTAATAGCACCTGCATTATCCATATCATAGAATCTAAATGTCTTAAGACCTAATACTCCATAAAATGAATTTAATAATACTTTTTGTGTTAACTGTAATGCGTCATAAAACTTATACTCTTCCGATCCTACTTCATATTCATCTCGTTTGTTTTTATATGTTACACGTTCGTCAAACCATTTTTCTAGAATAGTTGGTAAGAATCCTCTTATATCATTTCTATACACAGCTCCGTTACTTGCAATAGTATAATTATTGTCAATTAACCATGTTTTAATATCCTGAACATAAGTACCATCGTTAAATTGTACTTGGGTAGTTTCATTTTTTAATAAACAAGTTTCATCCCAATTATTAATAACTCCTAATTTAGTTTCTGGAGAAATATTAATCGACATAATGATACTTGGATATAACGATGTTAAGTCAAGGTCATATATCCAATTATACAATCCAGGTACCGGCGGCATTACATATGCTCCTGCTAATGTTTCATCTACTTGTTCTTCAACAAATCGGAATGCTTTATTTGGAGCAACAAAACCATTTCGTTTCAAATCCACGATTGCAGCACCATCCAAATATTTAGATGCATAATATACATCTTCATATGGTACGTGACCTTTATGGCAAATTGTTCTTGCTAATGCTAATAATTGCAATTTTTCATCCATTTCATAAACCAAATCAACATCGGTCATGTTATACTCAACAAACTTATGAATGTCAGTTGCAAATAAATGATTTAAATCACCATCATATTCAATTTTACCTTTACCAATTTCTTTTTTAGCAACAGTGTCTAATCGATAATTTGGTAATTCTGTGTATGTAAAGTTTTTATATAATTTAATGTAGTCTAAACTAGATACTCCAAATATTTTATACTTTTCTCGTTTAGGATCATATTCAACAATTCCTACTGGACTTAAGTTATTAATTGACTGCGATCCTAATACTTTTTTGCATCTTCCTAATAAATAAGGAATATCATATCCATCTGTATTCCACCCTGTTATAATAGTTGGTTGAATCTCAGCAAACAAGTTAATAAAACGCATTAACAATGAAGCTTCGGTTCTGAATACTTCTATAGAATATGTATCTGACTGTATATTAGTGTCTTTTATAACTTTACGTTCATCTAATACTAGTACTCGTCTATCTTTACCTACTTTGTCATGATATGCAATAGATGTTATTTTAGTGCGGACATTGGTAGTATTACCATATCCTAATTCATCTCGTTCTGATTCAATATCAAAAAATAATTCTCTATGACCAGTTGATGCTAAATCTGATGCATAATATAAATCAATTAAAGTTCTTACACTCTCATTTAAATCAGATTCATATGCTTGTGAATTATCTTTATGGTTACCTGTTACTCGTTTTAATCTTGTACCGTTTAATGCTTTAAATTCTCCGTTATTATCTGGTAAATACGCATACGGTTTAAATGGTATCATATGATATCCTTCTTGGTCATCCCAGATATGAATCATATTAGTTTTTTTGTGATAATTTATTGCTTGATACATTAATTTTAATTTATAGTGTAAATATCTTCCAATGTTCGGTCTAATTGATTATTATCTAATCCATAACCTACTAACCATTGGTCAGTGTCAATAGTAAACCCAACATGATCTGATAAATGTTTACCATTCGTTCGTTCTATCATTGTTACTACT